TTGTCCGTTGCAGCAATCGTGTAGTTCGCTGCAATCGCTTGAGTGTTCACAAAAATGCCGTTGCTGGCGCGGGGAATACTCGCACTGAATTCTCCCGTGCTGGGCTTGTACAGCAGTTTGGCGTTCGAGGTGTAAACAATTGACGCAGTGCCAGAAGTCGAACTCGCAAACAACGGATACACGTTCGTTGCCGTCGAAGTGTCGTTACTGATTGCAGCACCGCCGACCGAGGCCCACGCTGAACCGTTGTACCCCTCGAACTCACTACTGGTCGTGTTAAACCGCAAATACCCAGCCACCCCCGTTGGACGACTCCCGGTCGCGCCCGCTGGGATAAGCATAGCATCTGAGGCCGAAATGGCCAGGGAAACACTGGGACTAGCAGTGCCCACCCCAACTCTGCCGTAAACCGTCAAATCTTGCTGGACAGTTAGATTGCCGTTAGTGCTGGTCGGGCCCGTCAGTTGGATGTCAATGCTTGGTACTGTGTACTGGAATACTGTGTCGTTGGTTTGCCCAGCAATATACATCTTCGTGCCATCAGGCCTGATGTAAAAGCCTTGCGGAGATGTGTCTTGCCCCACCACACTGAACACGCTGACAAACGCTGCGGTGCTGATGTCCCACGGTGTGGTTAGGTTATAGACGTTGATGTCGTCTCCAGTGGAACCTAACACGAACATGCGCGAACCATCGCCGGTAAACTGAATGCCGGTCGGGTTAGTTTCTTGGGCGGTTACACTGAAGCTCTGAAGTAAAGACGCTGTGCTTACATTCCACGCCGTAGAAAGCGTGTACTGGTACACGATGTCATTCGTCGAGCCCACCACATACATCGACAACCCATCTGGCTTGAAAGTCAACGCTAGAGGGGCCGTTTCTTGCGCAGCGACAGAAAACGATATGCCATCGTAAGTTGCGGTTGCAATGTCCCACGCGGTTGCTAACGAGTACTGATAAACGGTGTCGTTGGTTGCACCAAGCACATACATCTTCAGACCATCGGCCCGAAAAAACAGGCTCTGTGGGGCGGTGTCTTGCGCGGAGACAGAAAAGTTTGTGCGGTAAGTTGCAGAAGAAACAAGCCACGGGGTCGATAGGACGTATTCGTTAACATCATCGCCAGTGGCTCCCAAAACAAACATCTTTTTGCCGTCAGGGCTAAAAAAGACATCAGTAGGGCTTGTGTCTTCTGCCGCAACAGAGAAAGACACGCTGTCGTAGCTTGCACCAAGCACGTTGACGTTGCTCAGGATGGTGTTACCAGCCACATGGACTGTTGCTGCTGGAGCCGATGTAGCAAAGCCTGTCTTGCCAGCACTGGTGATGCGCATCCGCTCCGTCGGCGTACTCGCCCCGTCAGCCGTGGTGCTGAACACCAGACGGCCCGGCATGTCGTTAGTTCCGGGGGTGCCGTCTACTTCGGCGTTAATTCGAGCGCCTTCAATAAAAGCTGTTCCGTCATACCCAGCAAAACGAATGCGCCCAAAAGAATCACCGCTTGCAACCGTAGTGTTTGTGCCGACTACACCACTCATTGAACGGTTAAACACCAAGCCACCGCTGTTTGCAGGTGTGGCGTTGTATTGGAACAGCGCAAAATTCCCTGTGTTTGGGGAGCTGCTGTGAAGTTGCACTATAGGTGCGGCGGTGTTTAACCCAAGTGCTGCTGTGGTGTAGCCTGCAACTATAACGCCGCTCGCATCCACCACAAACGGCGTCGAGTCCGGGTTGGCCGCGTCCTCGACCAGCAGAGCGTTGCCGGTGCCGGTCTGGGTGATGCGAAGTGCATCTGATGTGCCGGATGCGTTAATAATTGCTTGGCCAGTAAACGTGCTGGTCCCAACACTATCAATCCGCATCCGCTCCGTCAGCGTGCTCGCCCCGTCAGCGGTGGTGCTGAAGACCAAACGACCGGGCATGTCGCCCGCGCCGGGGGTGCCGTCAACGGCTGCGGTGATCTCAGCGGCGCGGATGAACTCAGTGCCGTCGTCGCCCCGCCATTGCAGCGTGCCCATAACATCATCGATGTTGACAATCGCGTTAGTACCGATAGAAGCGCCACGCGATTTGTCCATTCGCACAAACACGCCACTAGGGCCAGCGTTGTACCGCTGGGCGACATAACTTGCACCGTCAGTCGTGATTGACTGGACATCGTAACCGGACACAAGCGGCGTTGTGTGGCCTACAACCAAGACGCCGCTCGCATCAATCACAACCGGCGTGCTATCCGGGTTTGCAGAGTCCTCTACCAGCAGGGCGTTGCCGGTGCCGGTCTGGGTGATGCGCAGGGCGTTGGAGACGCTATTGGCAGTTATAACCGAGACGGGAGCAGTGAGCGTGGTGCCGTCAAAAGTCAGCAAGCTGCCCGAAGTCAAAGCCTTGCTGCCGTTAAGATATGCCACACCGTTTGCGGTGCCTTGAGCAAATGTGGTGGTTCCGGCATTGACGGTCACCGAATCGCCCGCTGCATCCCCCAGCGTGGTATTGCCATTGACAGAAAGGTTGCCGTTGACAATCAGACTGCCAATCGTATTGGCGCCTACCTCAATAAAATCCGAGCCGTTCCAAGCCACCACGGCGGATGCACCTGCGGGAATCGTCAGACCCGTGGTCGGGCCTGCTCCAACCAGTTTGACTGCAAAACCACCGCTGGTGGCGTTGATGACGGTGTAGATTTTGGACTGCGCTGGGGCAGTGATGGTGCGCTGCGCCGTGCGAGCACCAGTACACAAAAGGATGGCCTGTCGAGCTTGGTTGGAAGCGCCCGTCGTGGTGGAAAGCGTCACATCGCCATCAGTGCTCAATGTGGTGGTGCCCGCAATCGCTGTATCGAGCAGCGAGGTGATGCTGTTGTTGACAGTATCGCCCCAGGTACCCTGAAGCTCGCCCGTGACCGGGAGAGCCAAACCAAGCAAAGAAGTGTATGAAGTCGCCATTTTTAATCCTTACGTGACAATCTCTTGCCAGTTGGGTGCTTGCGTATCCGCCACCCCTGCCCACCCAGGACTCTGTGCGTTGCTGACGGATTGCCAGCTCGGGGTTTGCGTATCCACCACCCCTGCCCACCCAGGACCTTGCGTATTGCTGACGGATTGCCAGCTCGGGGTTTGCGTGTCGTCAATATCGTTCCAAAGGAACGAAGACACGATGCTATCGGTTGCCAGGGCTCCTTCAACAAGGGCCGCAATAAACGCCGCTCGCGAAGCGGTTAGGTCCTGGGCCGATACGGTCTCGGACACCCGCGTGTCGAAGACCTGATCAGCCCCCATGGTATCAAACGCCGAAGAGTTTTCAACTACTTCAGCGCCAAGAATGTTCAGCCCATTGGTTTCGTCTTGAGCTTGAACAGTCTCCGAGACCCCTGAGAAGTAGGCAAAAGAGCCATCAACCTCATCCACGGCCTGCGCCGCCTCAGAAATCTGCGCAGAAAAGACTTGTTGCGCTGCAGCATCGCCCAGGGCGGAGGCTGCTTCTGAGACCTGTGTGAGGAAAATCTGAGCAGTCGCAAGCGCATCCGCCGCACTGGCCTGCGCTTGCACCACGGCAGCATAAATGCTGCCCGCCGCGTCGGGGCTGTCCACAGCCTGCGCCGTCTCTTGAACAACCCCAATAAATGCCTGGGTGGCCGAGATGCTATCGGTTGCCGTGCAATTCTCAGAAAGAGACGAAAGGTAAGTAGTCCCTGCCGCTGTGCCGGAATCCAAGGCGGAGGCTGCCTCGTCGGCCGCGCGGGCGTAGACCGACATGCCCCAACCGGCCTCCCCCCACGTGCCCGAGCCCCAGCCGCCTTCGGCCATATTAGGCCTCTAGCTGGGATTCCGTGAACCAGCGCTGTTGAACCTGCCCAGCCTGATCCGTCCATTCCAAAAGATAGGAAATGACGCCCGTTTGTTCATCCATCCGCATGCGGATGACAGGGCCCTGCGGAACTACCGACTTGAGCCGAACAACATCACCAATTTTGAATGCCATAAGGCGCTCCTATTAGGTTGCGGTGAGGCTGAACGTGTAAGTCACGTTCAAGGTGTCGCCCGAAGCCACCACGCGATCCCCGGGGGCCGCAAAGTCAGAGGCCGAGAACAACACGCCCGTGGAACCACCTTTAGTGTTATTGGAGGTCAAAAACGCCCCACCAACAGTGGCCGTTGCGTTGATGGTGAACGCGGCCGGGGATGCGCTGTTGGTGGCCACCGACGGGTTGGCCGTAGTGGGAGTGCCAAAAGTGCAAGCAGGACGAGTAGCGTTGCTATACGGGGTGATTTCAGTCCAGCCCCCATGCAAAGCCATGGTATCCCCGGCTGCCGGGGTATTGGATGCGGCCGCGCCGTACAAACCAAGGTACCACGTGGCAGTGTAGCCGCTGCCGGTAAAATACTTGGCGTTCATGTCCTGCAGGCCCTGGTTGACAACCAAGTTAGAAATGTCTTGCTGCCATTTAAGATTGCCCTGGGCATCCCGGCATTCTAGGGCGTACACACCCTTGGCCGAAGCGCAGTCCTGCGCCCCGGAAAGACGAGTCAGGGCAGCCTGGACAACATCAACGGCTTTTGATTTTTCGGACAGCATGTTCTGCTCCTTAGGTAACGCGAATCAGCGCGGTTTCTGGATTGGGGGCAGGGAATTGAATCTTGAAATCCTGGGTCAGCGTTACCTGATCGAGACCAAAGTTCAACACGCCAATAGCTTTGTTGCCCTTGGTGAAATTGTAGATGAGGGCGCCACGAACGGAAAATGTCGTCGCGTACCAAATTGGATCGGCAAAACTGGCAAAACCTGTCCCATTACCACTGCTCACGACGGGAAGAAGCAAGACCTGCCCGCCCGCCGTGTACCCCGCACTGGTGACTTCCCCGGTGCTGGTGTAAACGGTGGTCTCTGGGCCCAGAACCGCCGACGAGCTGTACAGGGCGATTTTGATGACGTCGTTGAGCAGATCGTGCTGACCCAGCAGCAACTGCCCTTTGAAACTGGTGACAAGTCCTGCACTGATCATTACTGCACCTTGAGCTTGACCTGACCATCCAGGTATGCGTCACCGCGCTGCTTGCCGTCGCCCAGGTTCTTAAGAAGCATCAAGGCCTCTTTGTACTTGGTGTCGTAGACAGCCATCATATCCTGCTCGCCCTTCATGAAGGTGTAGGCCTCCACCAAAGAGCCGTACAGCAAGACAGAGTCAAAATTGTCGCCCAACCACGTGGTGCCCGACGGATTATTGACCGTATCAGCCATCGAGGTCGGATAGTAGTAGTAATGCAGCTCTACTGCATATGACGAATTGGGAGTCGGTCCCACGATAAAAGACAACTCCGTCTGCAAGTTCGTGACGGGACCAAAAATGGCGTAGTACTTGGGCAGCGCGGTGGTCGAAGCCGATGGGTAGACCTGCCGAATGTAGTTGACATCCACGTTTTTGAGATAGTGGTAGTCGCCAAGCTGATCAATTACGGCGATGGAATAGACCGACAAAAAATCGCCCGGGGCCGAGAGGTATTTGTTGTTCGCCGAGAAGGTGCCCGTCACGTTCCTGCGCAAGTTGGCAAGCTGCACCGTATTGTAAATACGCTGCTCGGCCTGCTTCACAAAGGTTGCAAGCTCATCCTGCGTGAAGGTGTTCTCAGTGTAGTCCTCAATTGTGGCTTTGAGTTCTGTGTAATTCATGTGATCTCCACCGTGACAGGAGCAAGCACCCCAGCGGCCCACAACTGCTGAGACAACGGCATCGGAATCATACCGATACTGCCAATTGAAGAATCACCCGGGCTACCCACAAAAACTGTCACAGCCATGCGCGCCTCAGGGCGCGGCTGGTACAACGCCTGGGGCTCCGTGATCGTCCGCTTAGGCTCCAACTGAGGATGCTTGGGCTCATAGCACTCACGACAAACCTTGAAGCCCTTCCAGTCCTTGATGAGGGCGTTGAGCTTAAAGCGCTGCCCGCACTGATCGCACAGAGCAATTGCAAATTTGCCGGAGGCCCACCCACCGCTCATTCCTAGTACCCCCAGGTCTTAGGAACCGCAAAATAGCTCGACCTTTCGCGGTCTTCTGCAGCCGCGCGGGCGAACTCCTCTTCGTACATGGTCTTGAGCAACTGGATGCGCTCAGGCGCCTTCTTCACAGACAGGTAGTACGCGGTTCCCGCAATCAAACAGGGCAGGAATCGGAACGAAATGTCCGCCGTATTTGAGAACGTGCCCGCATCCTGGATGCGCCGGATGGCGTAGTAGCGGAAGATGTAGGACTGCGTGGCATCAGGAGCCGGATACAAGAATAGCTTGGCCGGGGCCGTGCGCTGAACAAAATACTGCGCCGGACGAGACTGCGTGCTCTTGTTGGGCACATGCAGATACTCGGCATAGCCGATGCGATCAATCGTGATGTCCTGCTGCGTGGACAAACCTGCGTTCGTGCGAATGACCGCCGACAAAGCATCGACAGTGTCATCCGGCAGCGTGTACTCATACTGCCCGGCCACCAGAGCAACTTGGCGCTGCTCGATGGTCCACAGGTTCAAGCCACGGTTCGCCCACTCGGCGAACATCAGGTTGATCGAGCGCAGTGCCGTCTTCATGTCGTAGCCGTCCCTGACATCAAGGCCGCAGCGTTCATACGCCTCGACGATGATGTCATCGAACTCCAGGTTGAAGGTGGCAACGCCTGAAGTGGCCATGATGCTCAGTAGATCGTGGCCTTACGAGCACGAGCAGCGCCCACGCCGCGAACCTGCACGGTGTCGCCTTGGACGCTCTTTTTGACCGGCTGGTGGGTCGGACCGCCTTGCGGACCAGCAGTGTCAGCACCTTTGGCCGTCACCGCACCACCCTTGGCAAAACCTTTTTTGGCGATGCCCTCACCACGCATAGCAAGGCCGCCTTTTTTGTAACCCATCATTTCACCACCACCTTTCCTAAATTTCAAGCCCTTGCTGGACTCACTGAAGTCCTTAGCGACGGACATAGGGATGCCTACCTTCTTGGCGAATGCGGGGCTGTGCGCCGCCGCATCCATCAAGCGCTTTTGCTTCTTACTCGCTGCTGGCATCGTCAGCCACCTTCTTGCGGCGAACAATTTCAGAGAACGGCTTGCCGGTGACCATCTCTGCGATACGCATGAGCGTCCACACAGCACCAATCAAACCGAACACCGGGGTCAGCAGTTCAAGAAAAGAACCTATTGCTGCAAACACCGAGACAATGTCCAGCGTGTTTTTCACTGTTTCTTGATGTTGGCCCATGTCAGCACTTCCACGCACGCAGCGATTTGTTAATCCGGGAATCCGGGTCCTTGGCAGTCTTGGCGCTGGTCAGCTTACTCTTCATCCCCTCCATCCGAGAACAAAAGGACGCCTTGCGTCCTTTGTCTGCGTTGGTCTTGGGGCTGGGAGCCGGAGGCTTCAGGTTCATGCCCTGAGCCTTCGCGGAGGCACGCCCCCGGGCGTTCAAGCCGCCCTTGGGGTCCTTGCCTTCCTTACGCTGCCAAGCGGGAGACTTAGCCATCTCAGTACATCTTGCACTGCTTGTTGCGGGCCATGCCCACACCACGCGGAGCCACAGAAGACGAAGGCTTCTGGTAGTCCTTGCGGGGAGTCTGCTTCGGACCGCCCTTGGCCATGTCCTGCTTTTGCGCACCGGGCTGCATTTCGCCCTGGTACTCGGGGATTGCCATTTTTGCTGCTCGTCCCATGATGGACTCCTTAGCCGTAGAAGAAGGTCACCGAAGAGGGACCCGTGATGGTGAGATACGGGTCTGCCGCAAACACGACCCCGTCGCCTGGAATCAAGACGTAGGTAGACCCGTTTCCTGCGGTGCTGGCAGGGGTAGCCAAGAGAATTTTCTCCTCGCCGCTTGCATCACCGTCCTTAAAGGAAATTGAGCCTGCAGTGCCTGCGACGTAATAAATAGCTTTAATACGCGCACGCGGGTAACCGATGCCCGTAGCACCGGTTGTGGTCATCGTCTTTGACCTTACGTCAAATTGAAAGCCCATGGTGGACTCCTAATTAGGCCGTGCGGGTAAATACGTAGGCCGTTGCGCTGGAGAACATGATGGTGAATCGTGCCAAGCCAGTAGCGCCAGAAGCGATAGTCAGGTCACCGAAGCTGCCTGCAGTGTCTGCGGCGGCAGAAGACAGGATACCGTTGGTGGCAACAGCGATGGTCACAGTGCTGGCCCCTGCGGTGTTGTCAACGTACAGTTCCAACACGGTGCCACGGGTTGCTCCCAAAGCCGCGCCCAGCAACGTGCCAGTAGGCAAAGTGATGGTTGTGGGCGATGCCGAAGTGGAAGTGATGTAGCCGGTTTTGACCTCTGCGGCAGTGGCGACGGCCGTAGCATTAATCGCAGCAGTGGTGGGGTGGTTTTGGTCAGTGAAAACCAGATTTGTGGTGGTCAAGTCCGTCACACTGGTAGACGAACCAAAGGTGCCGTTAACAGTGACGGCGCCAGTGGTGGAGCTGACGGTGACGGACTGAAAGCCGTTCTGGGAACGAACCGGGCCGGTGAACGTGGTATTTGCCATGATGAATCCTCACATGCGAGTCGCGTAGTAGTCTGCATGTCGTCCGCCGGGTCGGTCTACTACGCTCGGGAGTCCCGGGCTTGACGCAATATACCGCAAAAGAAAAGGGGCCACAAGGGCCCCTTTTCATCGATTTCCGGCGATTTTTAGGCGCCAGGAGAACCGTAGATACCGCGCGGGTCAGACCAGCCGAAGCTGTAACGCTCGCGGGCCTTGTAACGCACGTTGCCGGTGTCGAAGTCGCCTTCGAACGCGGTGCGGATGGGCGAACGCTGGAACATCTTCAGACCGTTGGGCGCATCGGTGATCAGGAACCATGCGTTGATGTCGGTCAGGAAGTGGTTGACAGCGTAACCCTCGGGGATCAGGCCCATGGACTTGATCGCGTTGATGTCGTTGTCGGCGGACGCAGTGCGCAAAGTGGACTTCATCAGTCGCTCAGCGGTGAACTGCAGTTCCTTCGGAACGATCATCTTGCGGGCGGTCAGAGCGACCTTCAGGCCACGTTCGTCCGTGAACGCTGCGATGTCGATGATGCCCTGTTCGAGAGAGGTCTCGTTCAGGTCAGCCGCGACGGCAGGGCGGTTGGAGAAGTCAGGGCCCAGAGCGGTCGGGTGAGCGGTCGAGCACAGAGCCACGCCGTCGCCGCCAGCATAGCTGCCGCCGGTGAAAGCATTGTTCAGCACAGACGCGCCTTTGACCTGCTTGGTGTTGGCCATCGAACGAGCCAGAGCCTTGGTGTAGCGAGCCGACAGACGGTCGTAGAGGTTGTCCTCAACGGCTTCTTCGGTCAGCGCAAACGCCATGGCGATGGTCTCGTGGGTGTAGCGAGCGGTGAACGATTCCAGAGCGGTATCGTACGCCACGCCAGCACCTTCGGTCTTCACCGGGGCAGAGCCGAAGCCGGTCAGCATGACCTCTTCTTCAAACGCACGATCAGAGCTCTCGATGGAGAAAATCTCCTCGTGCTCATTCTCGTAGCGCTTGTACTCAAGACCGAACAATGCGTTCAGTCCTGGCTCCAGTTCTTTGACAAGTTGGGAACGGGTAATTGCCATGATTAAACTCCGTCAGTCAGCAGTAACACCGACGCTGCCGTACTGGTGTTGATTGAGTTTCACAACGACCACGGCGTAATCACCCAGCGCATTGTCCGGGGACTCGTAGAGGCCAACGATTTTGAAGGTCAGGGCTTGGGTCGTATTGATCGAAGCCGACGACAGCGAACCATTGGAAACGCCAGTCGTGACGCTACCAGTGGTGGAAGCGGTCGGATCAGCGTTCTTGCCAATGTTGGCCTGGACCACAGCGCCATCAGCCTGCACCAGGAACAACTGGCTCGGATCGTCCAACACTTCACAGGCGATGATGCCGGTGGTGATGTTGATGCTACCGGGGTAGTAGTTTTTCCAGGTCGGCTTGTTAGCACGGGTGGGGTCGTCGTACTGAACACCGTTGAACACGCCCGTGGGGGCGTTGTGCGTGGATGCGTCGTACTTGATAACGTAGCCGCCGGAAACGACGACCAGATCGCCCTGATAAATCGCCCCGGCCTGATTGTCCTGAATCTGGTAGCCGTACTGCTTCTGAGCGCCAGTAGCAGACAGGTTACCAGAAGGACGCAGACCAAAAGGCTTGTTGACGTTTGCCATTTGTAGCTCCTAAAAGGGTGGGATTGCCAGCCTACCTTAAGTGGGCTGACGGAACGTAGTGCGCGAATCGCGCTCAGGCGCTTGGATTCGCATTGTAGAGTGAGCGTTTTCACGCATCATCTCGTTGTCCACTGCATGCAACTGTTCCTGGGCCTTGCGGCGGAAGTACACGTTGCGCTCCTCAATGGTTTCCTTGGGAATCTTGGCGAGCAAGAGTCCGCCCACAGCAATGACGCCGACATGTTTGCCGTCGTCCATCGTGGGAAGCATGCCGTGATATTCATCCGGCACATCCTCCAGGCGCACGAGTTCATAACCTTCGCGCAGCTTGGAATAGACGTTTTGCTTGTCCTGGAAACCGTTGACTTCGGCGCGAATCCAACGGTACTCGTAGCCCTCAGGGGCAGGAGGCGTGTCAAGACGGGAAGGCGGAGTCCACGGCTTGCGGCGTGCTTCTTTTTCACGGGTTGCACCGCTACGGGCAGCACGGTCAATTTTAAGTTCGCTCATCGTGATCACTCCTTCACATACTTGGCATATTCCTCAAGAGGAACGCCCAGCTTCTTTGCAATAGCAACCTGACTCGGCGACAGCCGGACAGTACGGCGCACACTATTCATCCCCGAACTACGGGTAGCAGGAGCAACAGCCGGTGCGGAACGCTGTTGTCTGGTGGGTTGGTTGGACGATTGCTCGCCCGCGAAGTGCTTGGGAAATTCATCCCTAAGTCTTCGGTCCAATTCAGTATAGTAGTCATCAGAAGCGGGGTCAATTCCCTCTTCTTCAACTAATTGTTGGTGAATGCCCCACGCTCCATAGGTAAGCATGCGGTTTTGACCAAACCAGGGGTTTTTCTCAGCCCAAGACTCTGCCCGGGGGTCCGGACGAGGCTTGGCAGGCTGTTGGGCCGGTTGTTGGGGCTGATAAGCTTGGGGCTCGGGCTGGGGTTGCCCTTGTTCCTGTAGCCACTGAGCTACCTGCCGTTGATCTTGAACCATGGCGGCAAGCCGCTCCTGGGCCTCAATCTCCGTGTTCAGGTCGTTTTCTTCCCGAGCCTTAACAATAATCTGGCGCAGAGCCGCTTGCTGAGTATCTAGGCGCGCCTTGGCCTCATTCAAACGACTGAAGTCAGTATTGACCAGTCGTTGCTGAAGCGTTTGAGCCTGCGTTTGTAGTCCTTTTGCATACTCCAAGGCCGCCTGTTCGCGGCGCTCGGCTTCGCGCATGCGCGCGGTGAGCTTAGAGATGCGCTTTTGGACGTTGTCATTGACCGCGTCAAGCTCGTCCCGATGAGTCGACGACTCTTCTTGGCGGGCCGCTGGCGGCTCAGGAGCCTCGGGTTGGCCCGCTGCGGAATTGTCTTCCGGGGGCGAAAAAGTGACGTTGGTGGCCTTTTCATCGGCCCCCAAATCAAACTCTAGCTGGTCGTCATTGAGTACAGTTGCCATTTATCACCTCACATGTGCAGGATGTCTTCTGGGTTTTTGATCGTCGCCAAGATTTCATCGTCATTGAGGATGCGGATTTCTCCGCCATCAATAGCCATGCGGGCTCCCGCGTACCGACCAAAAATAATCCAATCCCCCTCTTTGCACCAAGGGCCGCCGGGGAATTTTGCTTCGTCCTTGTAGGCCAATTCGCCAACAGACAGGACGTATGCACAAGTGGTAGTGAGCTGCTGGCGCTCAATCGTCTCGTTGGCCAGCTCGATGCCGCCTTTAGTGCGGCGCGCGCCTGCATACGGCAGTACGATGATCCGCCAGCCCGTCGGACGGGGTAGGCGCTCTCGCATGCTCTCGGCCTGCTCCATGTGGGCGGCCTTTGCAGCTTCATCCGCGACTTTTTGGGCAGCTTCAGCAGCAGCGGCTGCCGCTGACTCCTCCGCCCACTTTTTCTCCAGTGCAGTTGCTTCCATTTAGGTCCTTTAGAGGTCTGAGTTTTTGGCAAGGATTTGTTTGACCGCATCCTCGACAAACCGATACCCCTCTAGGCGCCCCATAAGAAAGCGATACTGCTCCATGTCCTTGACGCCACCGCTCATAAGCATTTGCGCGGCATCTTCGCGCAGCCTACGAATGGCGACCTGGACTTGTTCAGCAAATTCAAGCATGGATTGCTCCGATGAGGCAGACACTTTCCCTGTGCCTGAGAGGGGTGATGCAATTGTGCATCAAAACTACGCGATCTTCACCTTATTGAAGGCGTCTTTTCTATAAACATAGTGGACGCCAGGGGGCGAAAGCTTCTCACTTTTGGCCTTATTGGGGCCTTCCCGCCTGGGGCGCGCTGGCGCTTTGGGCATTTTGGAAGGCTTGTTGGCTGACGTTCGCGACATGCTGCGCTCCTTGTAGGTCGATATTTGCGTAATCCACGCCGGTCTTGGCTTCCAAGGCGGCTTCCTTCAGGCGCAGGTTGGCCTGATCGTCGGCGACATCCGCAGCCGCTTTCTGGCCATCCAGGGACAGGCGGGCCTGATCCAGGGCGCCACGCTGCTGATCGCGCTTGGCGTTTTGCTCCAGCTCCTGTTTCTTCAGGGCCACCAGCGGGTCTTCCTGATTGCCGGACATCTGCTCTTGCAGCGCCTTCATGGCCTGGAAGTTCTCAGCCACCTTCATCGCAATCATGGCCTCGCGCTGCAGGGCGGAGACCATGCGATCCGGGTCGGTGCCGTACAGCTTGAACAGCTCGACCTCGACATCCTCTTCGGCCTTGAGGCGAATGTGCTCGAAGCAGTGCTTTTGCAAGATGATAGCCACGTTGGGGAGCGAGCCAACAATCGGGGACATGCCGAACATCAGGTGCGCCATGATGTGCGCATCGTGTTGCTGGCCAGCAAAAGCCTTCAGCGGCGAGCCATCCAGCGCCTGGGCGTTCTCGCTGGCCGGGTCCTTGGGGCGGTCGACGTTCTGCGTGTTCAGAATCTGGTCGATGTCGCGCACGCCAATGGCCTCATACATGCGGCGGTAGGCCTCGTACATGTTGTGCATCTGCGGGGCGCTCTGAGCCAGTTGGAGCTGGGTCTGCGCCATGGTGATGCGCTGGGCCACCGAGAAGATGTTGGGGTCCGACACAGGCAGCACATCGATGCGGTCATCGAAGTCGCGGCGTTTGATCGTGCGGCTCTCGCCGGGCACATCGTACGGGTACTCGTCGGGCAGGTACTCGCTAAAACCCTTGGCCAACAGTTGGAACTCAATCTTCTGGCTGTAGTGCAGGCGCTTGTGGATGCTGGACATGACCGCGCTGCCCTTTTCCAGCAGCGCAATCGTGGTTCCCACGGCAGCGTTTTGGTTGCTGTCGCCCACCTGCATGTCGGTGATCGAAGCCATGCGCTGCCCGGCTTCTACGCAGATACCCAGCAGTTGCAGCAGCGTCTGGCTCGGCTCCTTGTAAGGCAGAGGCATCAGCGTCGATTGCAAATCAGCGCCGCCCGCGTCGATGTCGCGGAACTCACCGGGCTGCAGCGGCACATCGTCGTTCATGATGCGCGCGCCCTTGGCTTTGAAGCCAGCAGGCAGGTTGACCAGCGTGCCAGCGTCCAGGAGCTGCTGCAGCGCACCGGTGGCGGTCTTGGTCAGGCCACCGACCAAGTGCAAGAAGCCAAGGCCATAGGACCCCGGGCCCTGCACGAGCAGGTAGTGGACGTAGTACTGGCAGGCGCGATACAGATCGTCGCCTTCCTTCCAGTTGCGCCGCACACCAACCACTTGGTTGGTGACTTCGTCCACAGTGACGATGTAGGGCAGCTTGATGCCCGTCAGCTCGCCGTCTTCGTCCTTGTGCTCAAAGCCCACGAGGTCTAGCTCGATGCTGAACTCCAGCAGCGTGATCTCTTCGGGCTCCGTCGTCGCCTGAACACCGGTCGTGCGGTCCAACTCCTTCTGGATGGTGCTCTGGGGCGTCTCAGCAGGGGTGGAAGCCTGCGCCGTGTCCAAGTACTGGCCACGCAGGCAGGCCTTGTTGTAGGCGTTGGTGGACATGTACACGCGGTGGATGATGCGATCACACTCGCACATCACCGACGAGCCCTTGTAGGGGATGTACAGGTCATCCGGCGTGATCAGCTTGCTGACCATGCGCTGCTTGTCCTCGTCGAAGTAGACCTTCTTGAACGCCGAGCCGCCGTAGCCCACGTAGAACAGGAGCTGGTCGAAGTCGGGCGTGTACTCCTCCATCACCGTGGTGATCTGGTAGTTCATGAAGTCGCGCACGCGATCTGCCTGCATCAACTTCTCGCGCGTCTCCTTGCCCAGCACCTGCGTGCGCACGGGGCCTTCCGAGGGCAGCAGCTCCTTGAGCGCCTGCGACTGGAACTGCACAATCGATTCAGTCAGCAGCGGGTGCTGCACGCCAGCGGCGCCCTTAAACGGCTTGGTGCGCTCCTCGAACGAGAAGCCCAGCATCTTCAGGCCCTTGCCGTACTGCTCTTCCCACTCCTTGCGCGAGGACTTGTCCGCCTCGTACATGACCATCAGCTCAGACGACAGCGTCTGCAGCACTGAGGGGTCCATCACCTCTGCAAGGTTGGTGTCAAAAGGCACCTCCTTGTCGTCCTCGCCCAGCGTCACATCAACGCTGCCCGTCTCCGGGTCAAACTCAATCTCAATGTCGGGCAGGTCCTCAACAGCGATGTCTTCTACCTGAACATCAAGATTGCCAGACGGGAGATCGTTGTTTTTTTCGATGGGCATGTCTGTTCCTTATTCCGCGAAATCTAATTTCCACTCGTCATACAAACGGCCCCAGTCTACTTGAGAGCCCTGGTCCAGGCGTTCTCCGGTTGGGCTGACACTGTAGCTGTTCGGCCTGATCTCTTTGAGCTTGCCGCCTTCGTCGAGCTTGTCGAACAAATCAAAAACTGCTTTTTGCGTACCAGCAGCGGGTTCCGAATTAAACCGGCCGCGAACTTGGGTCACGAGCAGCTTAGGCTCTTCCTTTGTGCCCTTGTTGGCAACCTCCACCGTGACCATCGGCTTGCCGTTCTTATCGCGCAGCGAGTAGACCTGGGCAAGGCCCTCCTCGAACGCCTTCTTGCCACCATACGGCAGACCAGTGTACGCCGTGCCGTAACTCTCGCCTTGCGCGTAGCCGTCCACAGAGTGGTTCATAAGTCGGCCTTCCATTTTAGTAGCCAGCGGGTCGGTCAGGCGCACCCATGTGCCCTTGTCAGTAGTGACGACTGGTTGCGTAAACTTCATCAGGGCTGCCTGGGGCACCGCGCCTCCGCGATCAGCAATTTCAATTGCCGCTTTGTAGTCCCGGAGCGGCGCCGTGGCCTGCATGCCTTGAATCAGCGCCTCGGGGAAGCTCATGTTCTTGAGTTTGTTGGCAGGAATCGCGCTTAGGGCATCCACAACATTACCCGGCTTGAGCATCTCAAAGCTTGGTTGGGCGTCGTAGATCGTCTCGCCTTCTTTAAGCGCTCGCTGCAGGTGCGGGGGCAGCGTGGGGCTCTCTACCATTGCGCGCAAGGCCCGGGATGAATATGGGTACTCTGCAAACTCTTCCCTTGCATATGCATCAACCAAGGGCGGGTTGCGGGCCTCTACGGGCACCCCTTCGCGGCCCATGGCCGCAGAAATCTGTTTTTCACGCTGGCTTGAAAAGAAGGAAGACGGCGGCTTTGTCGAATCCGGAGCACGGTAGGCAAGACCATAAATACCGGTCAGGTCATCGTAGGCTTTTTCCAACTCAATCGCTGCCTGCGCATGGTCGCGAGCTTGAGGGTTGCGGGCCGTCTCAATCAGGGAAAAAGGCATAGCCTTCGCTTCTTTGCTCATGGGCGCAATCCGCGAAGAACGGATAGCTTCCCGCAACGGGTCCGAGGCCGTGCCGTAAGTGTTGGTGAAGTACTTGGGAGCCTTGGTGCGCAAGAACTCCATAACCGTTTCCCGCGAGCTTTCAGGAACAGTGGCTCTGGCCTCAACAACATAATCTTTAAGTAGGTTGTCCAGGTCAGACATGGGAGTCCCCATGCCGGGCTCAGTGGTCACGGCAGACACCCCGCCCTTAGGTTTGACAGCGTAGGACGCGCTAGGAACCGTCAGTTGGCGGTTGTAGCCCTGGAAATCCTGCAGCGCTTGTTGGGCCGTGCGCCCCGCAGCCTGCCCAGCGGCTACCGCACCACGCACCGGGGCTACCGGGTTGATCAAAGAGCTGCCAAGCTGGCCCAATTCGTAGAAAGCACGGGCAGTGGGCTGCTCCGGGGGCGCCTGACGCACGCCCAAACGGGTTGCAAGCTGTTTCAGTTGCTCAGAACCAAGAAACGGGGTCGGATTTGTGTAGCCAAACGGTCGTAGCGCCAGCGCACCAACGTCCGCTACGCTGCCAACGAGGTTGTAGGGCATCTCGGAGATGCCTTGGAAGATGGCGGATTCGATTTC